ACAAAACTCCGTGATTCCCCAACCGTCCCTACTAATAGGGGCGGTGCCACCCGGGCTTGATGCTAACGGCCTCGGGACGTCCTTGACGTTCCAGATGGTCTGGATCCTGCGAGGGGAGGAATCCCCTTTTAAACAGGAACTTCAGCAGAGCGCCCTCACCAGTGATTGGAGATTCTGGCGTAACAGAGCGTTGCTTGTACCCCCGAACAAGGGGCACATGCAAATTGGGATCAGCCCAGTCAATTCCGTGAGGAAAAGACACAGACTGACGACCCAACACTGCCGCCGTCGGCTCAACGATTGGAAAGCTTCCTCTAAACAAGGAAGAAATCCGCTCATCGAGCTTCGCCACCGTGCGCCAGTAACCAGCAGAGTATAGCTGATTACGAAGACTCACGAGACTGACGACTTGTTTAACGTCAGAGAGTGATCGCGGCAAGTCCTGACGACAACGAATGGGAGTTACCCACTCACCATCGTAGTAGTCACCACCGCAAGACTCCCGGAATTTGCCATTCCAGAAGCTCTTGTCCATGTTCACAACCAACCCGAAGGAATGGAGGAACTGAACCACTCTTGGCACATATTCTACGGGGACAATGATATCATCTCCGTAGACGCGCACCTGCCCAATCAGCTGTTTTATCAACTGACGGGTTGGTAGTTCTCCCCTCTCGTAACTAACCGCCGCGACAATGATGGTAGTAAACACCATTGCCTCGATCGGAAAGCAGAGAGCTGAGCCCATAGACGCGAACTTAGCCAAGGGAATTACCCCATGACCAGGCACGTCGGCCTTTGTGGATCTCGTAGCCTGAACAGCCGCAGATAACTGCGGAAATCCAGACAGGAGCTCCACTACATGCCGATTCAAGACTCGGTCACTTGCTTCGCTCAGATCGAGCGTAGCCAGGCAGCCATTGATGCTGCCACTCAAGGCGAGGAGCCGATTTGGCTCCTGTTCCTTGAAACCGATCAACCATCTTCCGAGGTCACAGAGCTCTCGTCCGCCGGATGGCGGGATTGGGAGTCTGTGCTCCAACGCATCGACAAACTGATGCGCCAGGGCTTGCTGACAGTATTGCATACTGGCAGGTTCCTCGGCGATGATGCGGGGCGTCTTGAGCGTTTTAGGAACAGGCACGACCTTCACAGGTCGCTCCTGCCCAGGCTCGAGAAACTTGACACGGTCCAGCTGGTAGTAACTGCGCCAGCTTGGGAGAGCGTAATCTCCGTAAGGAAATTCGCTGTCCAAACGAGAGGGCCACTCACTGATAGAAAACTTCGCGTTTCCGCGAATCCTGTCAGCGGTAGCCCCCGGACCGTTCCTGGGGACAAGCAGGAACCGACTGGATGGATCGACGATTTCGCAATCGCCGACCTGTCGATCGGATCCCCCGAGTCGGAATGACTCGGGTAACAGATGCAAGAATGCATCTGCTGCTTGCCGCTCACGAGCAGCAAACATCCCTGTTCTTTCTTGGCTTGCGCCAAGAGAACCAGAGACATGCCAATCGCGAGCGAGCTGATGAGTGCCGAGAACAGAGTTCTCGACATGAGAAAATACATCAGCCCAGAGGAGAGTCGACGCTTTTCGGAAGTGGGGAAGAAATTCCTCAAAGCTACTCGTGTCGATCTCTTCAAGTTCTTCCTCGATCTCAACGTACCGTCGCATGGCGCGAGATATCCGTGCATCGCTGCACTGTCTCTCGATCTTGCCGTACACCAGCGTAAGCTGTCGTACAGCACGAATACAATCCATGCTAGGAACGTCGAGTAGAGAACCATCAGAGTCAAATATCTGACCCAGGAAACCTCGAAGGAATTCGGGGAAACCTCCTCTACAGTGGAATCCACTGAAGAGGCTGGGGTCAACAGAGCCAGAGTCAAGAGCTTGTTCAAAGCCCTTGGCAAACTGGGGAAGTGAGATCGTGAAGAACGACTCACCCTCTGATTTGACTCGAACCGCGACGGTTTTGATGTCGCGGTCGGCGCTAGTGCAGCACCAGCTCGCCGCTTCATTGGCGAGCTCTCTCCACAGAGACATCAGGCTTTTCATACATCGCCTCCATAAAAGGAAGTTGGTGTATTCCTTGCCTCACGCCCTCATGTCGGGTATCCATGGCGGATACAACGAGTTGATTAGACTCGTCAGCTTTCACCACCAATAATCTTGGTGACGTTAGCACCGCTTGAAGCAGTAAGGTAGGCCGTTAGGCCATCCACTACCTGCTTCACTTCCGCGATTGAGTAGCCCGTTTCGGGGCTGTCAATGACCAAATAAACGGCCATTGATGCCTTGACATTGGTCCCTGCAAGCAGGGGGTCAGCGGCAATCTTCGCGTGATCGAGACGAGCGACCCGCCGGTTGCGCTTTCCCAGAGTATGGGAGAACGACAACTTAACGAGTCCATCGTCCTTCGTGAAAGTGCCTTGATTGACACCAGACGAAGTCCGCGGCAGCGATTGAGCTACCGCGTTGATCGTGACTGACTGAGGATCGGCGAAAGCCATGTGAGGCATCTCCTGTGTTGAGTGAGTGTGCGATCAAGCACACACGTGGGTAAAAAACCTGAGGGTTTTAGATAGCCCTCAAGCCACGATCCCTACCATCGGGATAAACCCAATGCAGAGATGATGGCGATCTGAACCGGGGATAACCCGGAATAAGATACGCCAAATCCAAATGGTGTCGCAGGTTGTCGGATTTTAGTTTCCGACACACTCACATGAGACTGAGCATCGGACCCGTTAAACAGGCCGTAATCCCAAGTCTCTTTTCGAGTATGGCACATGATGTAGCCATTGCGAATCACCAAGCCGTCCTGTCCGAGTGCGGAGACATTGTGCATTACGTCTCCAACATTCCCGAACCAATCGGCGGCCCAACTCCACGGAGCGAGATTCCAAAGAACCTCGGGACTCAGATCTATGCCAAGAAGTTTCCTGGCATAGCTTCCGTAACGTGAGAACTTATCACGCTGCGATTGCCCAACAGGTAAGTAGTAGATGTAATCTACTTCAAACCATTTCCTTTGCAGGATATGTTGGGTGCGTCCACCTCCAGTGAAGAACCCGGCACCATTGACCTCGACGAACGAGCAAGCTCGCGTCGCCGTGTCAGTTTTGACGGGCCACTCGTAGGACCTTCCTAAGACACGATTCGAATACTTAGAGTAAGTATTCAGAATCTTGTCAGCATTGTCCACGGTCTTCGCAAAATCACGAATACCGGAAACAAGAGGAAGCCACCCGTACTCAATATTCAAGAACTCCCCACCAGCCGCTTTCGCGGCCTTGGTTCGTTCTATCACTTGAGTACCGGGCATATTGGGTAAACCCTCAGCTCTCAACTCTCCGATAAAAACGGAGAAATCAAAAGCTGGGTTAGTAGGCTCTGTTCTGGCAATGGCTGTTGCACCATCAGCCAAAAGCTGGAACCCACTAGGGACAGCGTATTCAGTAAGATCCGACCCTGAGGTCGGGTTACCAATACGCACGCCACCGCTTCCGAGGACAGAAAATCCGGAGAAGTTCCGCCACGTAGCAGTGAGCGGGTCCGGCGCAAATTGATGGGTTTCCCTATCAATCCTTAGCGGACCGCCACCACTCCATCCATTCCCTTGACGATAATGCAACTCGTCAGTATTTTGCTCGAAGGAGTAAACTCCTGGAGTAAAATACGGAGTGAATGGATCGAACCCTGTAGCGCGTGAAGTGCCCGATAGAGGCGCACTATACCACGACTGCTTTCGAGTTCGCATACCCATGTCCTATTGTGTTGGTTGGAAGTACCACCTGATGGCAGTACTTGCGCGGGGGCTAGAG